CTTTAATTACCTCGCCTACCTTTACGTTACCGGTGTTAGTCGTTAAATAGTTCTGCGCCGCCGTGTACCCGCTTTCCTCCAAAATAGATATTACTTTGTTTACCTGGCTTTTTAGTGCCCGGTGTACCTTCGGCAAAAATAACGCCTCAAAACGTGCGTTTAGCCGTTCGTACTGTGCAGTTTGTTGGCGTTTATTCATATTCTTTTTTCGTTGGTGCCTCTTCAAATAGTCGCTTTGCGTACATGCCGCGTAGTGCGTCCAGCCTGGCTTTTTCACGTTCGCAGCCCCTTTTTTCCATCTTCGTGCGCGGGTAGCGTTCGTAAACTTTCTTTTTAATTATCGGGTTCGCCGCCAAAATTGCCTGCGCTTTCATCTTCGTTTTGTGTTTCGTCGGTTTCTTCGGTTTCGCCGTCCAAATCCCTTTCGTTTAACGCCGCCGCCATTTCCTGCCCTGCTTGAAAGTCTGCCAGCGGCACGTAGCCGGCGCCGCTCTTTACCCACGGCTTAGACAATTCCGGGTCGCCTGTAGCCGCAAGCCCGCACAATTCCCGCTGCTCGTCGGGTATCTGAACTATTAAATTGTTTGTCCACTCGCTTGTTTCCTTAACGTCTGCCTGTAGTTCAGGATAGCACGAAATATCGTAATCAATAACGGTGCCCGCAGGTAGCCCCCATTCTAAAGATCCTTTACGGTTCAAAAGGTTTTTGGTTTCGTTCAGCCTGGGTATTGCACAGCGATTAGTTAGCGCCTTTTCAACTTCCTTTTGCGTGTTATATGTCCTGCTTTCCGGGTCATTCATTAACTGTGACGGTACGCCGTAAATATTACAGAAAAACCGTAAATCTAAGTAGGTGCTGTTTATTATTTCCATTTCCTCGCTGGTCATTCCAATAGCTTCATAACCCATTTCGTACCCGGAAATACCTATGCGCCCGCGGTTGTGTGCGCCGCTCCATTCGGTCATTAGGCTTTCTTTTAGCTTCCGTACTTCCGGCAAAACCAGTTCCCCGTCTACATTGCCCACCTGGTTACGCATAAACATAATACCCTTAATACCTTCATTCTGGAAAGTACTTGCTTCCGCTTCCGTTAAACTGTTATTCTTTTTTAACCGCAAAAGCGCTGCGCGTAGCGGCGACATGCCGTAAAGTTCGGATCCGTTCACCTGCCAGTTAGGATTGAAATACTTATCGTGCGCCACTTCGGTGGGCAGGTAGTTAATGGCCCAAACCGGTATGTAATACCCTACGGCGTTTGCCGGAAAAGTATTACTGCTATAGATACTTACTATCTGCGGCGGTAGGTTGCGCAGGTCATACGGTACGCCTTTATTTAGCCCTTCTTTTAGCGGTTTGCCTAAAATATAGCGATTGCCGGTTAGCAGTTTAAACGCTACGCCGTTACCTACAAATTCGTTAAAAGTCTCCGTTTCGTTTGGATATTTCAGTAGTTCGGCCCATTTGCCGCCGTTTTTGACCGGCGCCAGCGCTTTAGACTGTAGCGCCAGTACTTTGTTATAGTCCAGCGCTGTAAGATCCTTTTTACTTTTCAGCGCATTTAGTTGTTTATAGGCTTGTTCGTCCTGAATAGTGTAAAGGCCAAAAGGCGCTATTTTTACTTTATCGGTAATCAAATTAACGATACTGTAGATAATATCGTTAACATTGTACCCGTTCGTTATATAGCTTTGAATATTGTCGTCATAGCCGATTAACCGGCCGTTAATCATTTGCATTTGGGGCAATGCGTGGCTAACTGGTTTTAACTGGTTTCCGGTTTGGCGCAACTCCGTTAACCTCTTGCCTATTATCGACATTAATTTGTATTTGTATTGATAAAGTTAATGTTTCTACCGAATTGTGCGCCGCTTTTACAATCTGCAAAACCAAATCCAGCGCCCACTCTATTAAAAGTAAAGGTATAAAAATAAGGTATAGTAATTTTCTCATATAGTTAAATGGCGTCCGCCGTCATTACGAACTTAGGTTTTAATTCAAAATAAATGCGCATCAAAATTGCGTCCCAAAAATCCGGGCTGCGTCCTATCGCCTCTTTTATTTTATCCTTCGGCATAAGTCCCTTTTTTAAATCGCTGTCCAAAGCTTTCTGCTTTACCTGCTCAAACTCTTCTATAATCAGCGGTTGAAACTCTTCCGGCGCTTCCAGGTAAATTTGGTTGCTGTTTATTAGTTCCGCCATACGGAAACCGCATTGGCTTTTAAGATTATCGAAATTCTCTACTATCGGTTTGCCGTTTGCGTCGGTCGGTTTCTTAGGATCCGCCATTGGTCGGCTATTATTTATAAACCCTTTAAACCCGCCAAAATCTTCTACGCCGCTGCCCATGCCGTCGCTGTCCACAATAACGTCCATTTTGCCCACTCCCAGGCGGTGCCGGGCCGCGTCTATGTTCGTCGTTGTTACGGTTAGCTTTTCCCGCTTGTAGGCGCTGACCTTGCCGCGTAGCCCGTCCCACTCAATAATAACAATACGGTCGCCACCCAGGCGGGCAATATCTGCCGTTATACATTTACGGCCGCCCGGTACGTGGCTATTATTGAAAACGTCGCACCCCTTTTCATAGTCAATCAGCGCCGCCGGATCGGTGTCCGCTTCCCAATTACCTAACAGTAAGCGCTCCCGTTCGTTTTTACTCAACGTCCTTTCCAGGTTTTCCAGGTAGCCCGCAGGTAACTTTTTGTTATCCGTCGGTAGCGCCTGCACAAACTGGCGCCACGGCTCTAAGGTGCCTGCACGAAACGGTTTGTAATACTGGCGGTAAAGGTAATTTTTCGCCGGGTTGCATGTCTGTAATAGTTTAGGGTGCAGTCCGTAAACGTCATTTTTCCAGCGTCCTATACTTGCCGCCAGGTTGTTTTTACATGGCTCTTCAAATTCGCCCGCCTCTTCAATCCATCCGCGGGTCATTTGCATAGATCCGAAACGGTAATATTCCGGGTCGGAAGGTAGGTAGGTAGCGTCCAGTAAATAAACTTTGCTGCCGTTATATAGTTTAAAATAACTATCCTGCCCGTTATACGTCCAATATTCCGGCCCTACTTCCCAATGGTTGAACACTTCATGTATTGACGGTATGGTAAATTTCCGCAGGTTCGTTAAGCTTTTACGGGCAATAAAGTAGTGCGTTTCCGGGTAAATTAATGCGTCGCCAAAGATTAGCGAAACGCCTAAATAGCTTTTGCCGTTTCCTTTACTGCCGCCGTAAACAATATCGGACGTAGTTTTATCCAGCCATAACGCTACTACGCTTTTTTGTTTGTCGTTGCCGTGCGTGTCAAACTGCAATATTTTGGTTTTCTGTTTGCTCATATTCTACTAAACCAAATTAATCTTTCCGCTAAAACATGGCTGTATGTTTCCATAGCGCCCGCCTGTATTTTTAACAGGCTGGTTTGAACGGGGTCTATTGCCTTAAACGCTTCGCTGTCTATAAACGCTTGCAATTTTAATAGCTTTTCGTCCAGTTCGGTTTTTTCCTGTTCTACGCGTTGCTGATATGTCATACTGCAATATTTTGGTTTTCTGTTTGCTCAATTATTTCGAAGGTTAACGGTAAAATAAATTTACCACGGTACCCGGCGGCCCGCAGTTTACTTATGCACTCTTCGGCAAAGTTCCATGCCAGTAAAACAATGTAATCCGGTTGGTCGAACTGTAAAATATTAAGCGGATATATCGGTACGCCGGTACCTGGCGAAAATTTACCCATCTTTTCAGGCGTTTGGTCTATGATATAGCTAATATCCGCCGCGGTAATGCCTGCGCAGTTTAATAGCGTATTGCCTTTAGCGCTGGCGCCAAATGCGCCTATTTTAGCGCCGTCCGCCTGTAGTTCCTTTATTTTTATCCTGAACTGGCTAATTGTTTTACGTACCCGGTGCGAAAAGTAGGTATAGGCGTTTACTTTGTGATACCGGCCCGCCGTTTCGGCGTGGCTGAACTCTTCAAAACACTTGCGCCCGCGGCCGCTGTCCTGCAGCCCTATGCTTACGCGAACAGAACCGCCGTGTATGTCCTGCCGTTCTATGGCCTGGAAATATAGCCCGCATTCGTCTAATAGCATTGCCAGCGGTAAAATGCTGAAATAACTTAAATGCTCAAAGTAGATAGTATCAAATGCCGTTTTCTCTATAAAGTCGATTAGGTAGGGGAATTCCAGTACCAAAACGCCGTCCGGTTTTAATACCAGCGCTGCCGCCTCTAAAAACTCTTTTACGTTATCTACGTGGGCAAAAACATTCGTTCCGGTTATAACGTCCGCTTTTGGAAAATGGTTAGTTATCAAATGGCGGGCGGCGGCAAAACCCCAAAACGTATTAAACATTTTTACGTCTTTATCCGCGTTTATCTTCGCCAGGTTAGCCGCCGGATCTACATTTAAAACCTTGCACCCTATCTCGTCCCGAAATTCGGCTAATAACGTGCCGTCGTTTCCTGCTATGTCGATTACAAAACTATCCGGCGTTAAATGCCGGGTATACTTTAGTTGCTTTGCCATTTCGCGGCAATGCGTAACGTAGCCGCCAGCAATGCCGGACCGGTATACGTAGTGCCCGAATAGTGTTTGCGGGTCAATCACAATGCTAAGTTGTGACAGCCCGCAACTTTCACACAATAGCACTTTTAGCGGGTAACGCTGCGGCTCTTCGTCCGCTGTGCTGGTAAGGTTATTACTTAGCGGCATCATGCCTAAATCAAGGTATTGCACCATTTCAGCGGATCCGCAAACGCGGCATTTTGTATGGATTTTAAAAGACATATGCGAATTTATGTTTTCTTTTTGTGGCTGCGTTTTATCGGGTCGCCGGTTGTACTTGAAACTACTATATTTTCCCGTGGTCCGCGCGGGTCCGGTAAATCTTTAAGCATTTCTGGCGTAACTTTCATATACCCAGCTATAAATTTATTTTCGTCTTTTACCATAGCTTGACAGTAAAAATAATTATTACAGGCTACGCCGCCCACAATTTCCCACCCTTCCGCTAAATGGCGGTTTACTAATACCGTCACTTCATCCAATATTCTGCTTTTAATTATTAAATAATCCATTATTGTAAATTTATTAATTATGTACGAATAGTGTGCCGCGGACCGGTATAAACTTACCAGCGCCGTAACGCTTTATAATATCTTCAAAGAAAAACCAGTCCGCCGAATGTTCTAAACTATTCCAGCCTACTGCCTGCGCCGTATCGGTTTTTAAAAGTACGCCGCCGCAATCTACATGCCCACGGGCCAGCCTGGTAGGCTGCGTTTGCCAATTAATATAAGAGTGCACCATAGCGCTACAATAAGTTGCGACTATAGCCCGGCCGCCATCAAACGGCTTTAGCATGCGTTCAAAAAATACCGGTACATAGTAATTATCCGGGTTCGTAATTAGTACATATTCGCTTTTTACTTTCTGTAGCCATTCCGCCCGGATAGCGTGCCCCCAGGCGCCCGCGTGCGTGTCCGTCTCTACAAAAGTTATCCGGTCGTCATTTACGGCCCTCACAAAACTTTCTGCGCCGTCGGTTTCCGGGCCATCATGTATAAGAATAAGGCGCCAATTCTTATACGTCTGCATAATCAGTGAAGATATTACCGCTGGAAAACTGCGGTAAATAGGGCAAATTATCGTTACGCCTGGCGCCTTATCTTCGGCCGCAGGGACGATAAAACCCCAAACCTTATTTAATTCATCTTCCCTTTTTAGTCGCCGGTGGTAACCTGTGTCAAATAGTGGGCTGGTTTCATTCGGCGCTACCTGTACCGCTTTTAGCTTCATCTTTCTAACCTGGTCAAGTAAAGTATTTTTATTCCATCTATGCTCAAACAAATAACAATGCTGTTTCGTGGTGACCGGATCCGCCGGAAATATTAATTTGCGGGCCGTGTCCCGGCTAATCGAAAAACCGGTTGTGCGTATATGCTCGCGGACATAGGTAGATATTTCCATAGCCCGCACACCCTCGCCGGGCTGTAGTGCAAAGCTATCCAGGTAGTCCGGTG